GTGCCTCCCGGTGAGGGAGGCGCTACTATAGGGCCCCCGGGTCTGGACACTCCTCGTACTTACGATGCTTGGAGAGGGGCTAACAACCCCTGGTTCTGAAAGGGTTTACCGTCGAAAGATGGGTCCCACCCCCCTATGTAGCCACTTGGCATGTGACTCCCCGACCACGTCCCTTGGATTAATCCCCAAGGAGTGACAGTGGTGTGCAAGCCTATACCACCATGTAATCATGATGATACAAGCAATACACACCTGGTTAACTGCTAGAGGAGGGCTACGGCAACTGCCGAAGTTCCTTAGCCTCTTATTTGGGGTAGGTTCTTCCCTTCGAGCTGACTTTAATCAGTTAGCCCGGAAGGTTGAGCTCCTATACCGTCGCAACGGTGCTACATTCACAATCGCGTACTTGAAAGAGTGCGTGAGAGTGGTGCAACACTATGCGGCCGGTGTCCCGTTAAGAGCCTGTGAAGGCTCAGTCATGGTTGGGTTGAGTGGAGGTCTTCCGACACTCCTGCCCACGCGGCTTAGAGGATGGGTTAGATCGGGACATACTATTTGCACTGTTTGTGCTCTTAGTATTCTTGGTGTATACCGAGGGCTTGTTACCCCCGGTGTACTCAAGATAGAGTCTATTGTCGGTCCTTTCACCGGTAAGGTTGAGGACTGGCAGGACTTTAGTTCCTTTCTTCCCAGATTCTTTGCCATGTTACCCCGGCGGATCACCTTGGGTCGACCGTCTTTTGCCGTCCTTTCCACCTCAGTTGGTCCCAACGGTGGTCGGGCGTCTATCTCAGCGTTGAAAGACGCAGCAGTATTAAAATACTGTGAGAAGACTAACCTGACACACCTGTTGAGCTTCGTGAGACATGCCTATGGTACGCGTTGGTATTGGACCTTCCGATTAGTAATCGGTTGGCTTGCTTTCGTTTACTCAGTTTGTGCTCTCAAGTTTCCTTACGAGTTCGTCTCCACCCGGAAGGGTGTCGATGTTCTCGATCCGGATTCTGTGATTGCACCTCTTGATTCACGATTGCGTCGTTTCCTTAACAGGATACGATACTACCTTCGTGTACTTCTAGGTATGCGCTTACGGGTTTCCAAACTGGGCCTTACCGCCAGGCTGTCTCGTTTACACGAGGCAGCTGGGAAAATCCGGGTTGTGGCGATCGTAGATTTCTGGACGCAGATGGCTTTAAAACCACTGCACAGAGCTATTTTCGCTGTACTCCGGGAGATCCCTAATGACGGTACATTTGGTCAGGAGGCCTGTGTAGACATGCTCCGACGTAAAGTCGGGGAAGGTCTTATTCAGGCGCAGGGCAAGGATTCAGCGTTTACCGCTTATTCCTACGATCTATCCTCAGCGACTGATCGAATCCCGGTGGATATCTACCAGTTTATGCTTACTAGACTCTTTGATGGGTCTTTCAGCGTATTCTGGCGCGCTCTGCTAACCTTCCGTAATTGGGAGGATAGATGGAGCGAAGTCGATCCGATTACTCGGAAAGACTTATTCCATCGTGAGGACCGTCAGTATGCCGTAGGGCAACCTATGGGTGCTTACTCTTCCTGGGCCATGCTGGCACTTGCACACCATGCAATTGTCCAGTACTGTGCTCACTTAGAGGGTATCCAGGGATGGTTCGGGGAGTACGGTATTGTCGGTGATGACGTTGTTATACTTAACGACGCCGTCGCTCGACGTTACCTAGCCGTAGTGACCGGTTGGGGAGTGTCGATATCAATGAGTAAATCACTGGTGTCGAGCATCGGAACCTTTGAGTTCTGTAAAAGACTCATTGGTCCTGATGGGGATCTTTCTGGTATTCCCATAGGCCTGATTTATCAAGCCTTCAAGAATCCAGGAGATTCAGCCACACTCTTTGCACACGTGCATCGAAGAGGCCATTCCCTTTTCCCTATAGCTATAGCTAGAACCGTTGCTTTCTTGCTCCGGGTCCCACCTCGGTTTACTACTCCGATTTGGGATCTCCAGAACCAGATGAGCATAGTTTTCGCTATGTTGGTTCAGCCAGGATTCCCGCTGTGGCAAGGTATCTCCTTGGTACAAGCACTTCCTTCTCTTACTGTAGAAGGACTTGACGAATGGGTACGAACCCATCATCAACGTCCAACTCAGGAGATTGGGTTGTACAAGTTCCTGGAGGACCTTGCTTTCGCAAGTCACCTGGCTGCTCTCCTTCCAGTAAACTGGAAGAAACCACTGGAAACAGTGGTTCCGGACCTAAACCGTGTTTTATCACGGAGGGTCCCAAGAGGGTTAGCCACGTGGATCATCTTGTGGATGACGCCATTAGGCTGGTGGCTGATGAGCGTTACTGCTCGATCAGCCGGACGGTTGTTCGTATACGCCTTACGAGCGTATGTCGAGACCGTTAACTACCCGGTAGCCTCTAATTTCTACACTCGATATCTGTTCTGGTTGAGCAGAATACGAGCAAGATTTATAGAGGACTACCGTGGGTCTTCCCGAGATTTCCTTACGGTGGTAAACCGTGCCTCAGGTCGGACTCTTTGGGATGTTTCTTTCACTTCTGAATTGAAGGAGAGAAGATCCCGTCGGAGAATGACCTGGATCCTTAAGTCAGTACGGAAGTACCGACCTGGGATTGAGGCTCCACTGGATGACCTAATGGTCACCAGGGTATAGGTGGGGCTCAGGAAGATGGGTAGTGAGGGCAACCCTCCTTATCCATTCAATGAGTCTGTCTCTAGTTACCACTAGGGGCTAGCACGTACGGAGTACGGCGTAACCAGCGCTAGGGGTCCGGCGTGTTCCTCCCAAATACGACCCTCGGAAACCTCTTTGGTATATTAGGCTTAGCTCGCCTAACACTGATTTGCTTACGACTTGGATGCCACAGTGACGTATAGAAACCGTAGTAGACGAAAGTCAATGACCTGCGCCTTTCTAGGTAACGCACGTGGGTACCATTTCGCTCGCCTTCCCTTAATCGGGAGTCAGTGAGAGGAAAACATGTACCTTTCTACCGGAAATCTCCGAGTTCGCTCGGGGGGGGGCTGGTAGAGTAGACCTCAC